GTTTTAGTTTGAACTACTGGAGCACTCACGCCCGTTTCAAAAACTTCTTTTGGAACAGCTGTGCCTTTTCGAATTCTTTGATCCAGCATCGATAGGCTCTGTTCTTGTTCACGCGATGCATTGGCTGCCTGCACTATGTCTGGGAACTGTGCGTTCTTTAACTCTCTCTCAGACAGAGAAGCCAAGTATTTATTAATTCCTTTTGCTTTAAATAAGTCCGCTAAAGCAGGTCCAAAAGAATCAATATCGTAGATCGGTTCTTTCTTCTCTATGGCTGTGAGTAACTCTTGTGGCAGTGACGGCCCTTCACCTAACATCTTACCTATAAAACCTGGTGAGCTTTCGTACTGTTTATATAGAGTTCGAGCATTTAACGGACCAACTATAGTTTGTGGGTCTTTAACGCTACGTGTGCTCAAGTCCACCTTAGGATTGATTAGCGTGGGGTCTACCCCTTGTTCTATAAGCTTCTCTATTGCGGCTTGTCTTGCCTCATCTACACGCTGTTTACCTAACGGGGTATTTGAATATGTGTAGTCGGGCCCCATGAGCCCAGGCTCTTTCGAGACCAATGCTCCTGTCAGGCCTGTTTGCGTGTCATACCTCTCTGCAAACTCTTCAAAGGCAGGAGGGTACTTAGGATAAAAACGTGTTTGAGAAGGATCAATCTGCATCGGTCCCGTAAAGTCAGGACTCGGGCGCTGTGCTTCTCTGACTCTAGTCTTTCCCGCAGCTAATTGATCCATCAAGAAGTCAGGGAAGTTTGCCCTGTCCGATACGATTGCGCCCTTTATCCGCTTTGTTTTTATCAAGTCAGATATAGGATCATTAGGTGTGCCAAATTGTTTTTCAAAATAATTCTTAGCCTTTGTCTGCCAGAAATCTTTTATCAAAAGTTCCCGCTGTGCTCTTTCCGCTTTGTCTAGGTTATCAGGCAAAGCATCTCTGACACGCTCCTGTGCCTCTTTTATAAACTTACTCAGGTTCGAGTCTTCCATCGTGTTCATCATGCTGCCCGTAGGACGTACAACGTAAGCTAGATTACCGGTGGACTCCAAGCGCTCACGCAAAGGATCGTACGCTGTGTCAGGAATGTTCTCTGCTTTTTTGCCAGCCTTGCGAACACGCGCGCGCTGAACTTCCCCTACCGTGAGGTCCTCCAAAGTCTTGGCCGCCTCCCCCACAGCTTGCCCCGTCTTTTGTGCAGCCTTCACTCCCCCACGCGTCACCGCCGCTGGGTTGGCAAAATTAGACAACAACTCACCCGTAGTGTAGAAGCCCCTCTCCGTCGGATCAGCAGGTGGCTCCGGGCGAACGCCAAAACCCGTCATCTGCTTCTTGATGTAATCACGCGTTCCAAACTGCCCCGTAGGCTCCAGCCCTGTCAGCGCCTGACGAGCAAGCATCGTTAAATCCATAGGCAGACCCAGTAGGTCATACGGCAACTCCGTCACCCCCTTGGCCGCAGCAGAATACGCCTTGCCACTGGCTAACGCTTTACTAATATTGCCTGCTTGTCTTCCTCTGCCAGAACTAGGCGTTATAAACGCCGGCTTACTCGCAGCATCAATCTCTTCTTGTGTTAGTTCGCCCTCTCCTGTAGCAGGAGAACCATCGGCACGACCTATCGGCATACGATACTGCACCTGATAGCCCCGACCCTGTGAAGAATACTTAGGCTGCATCATCATTGCATCTAAGCGCCCCGGTCCCACTTGACCAGAGTATCCAAGGTTGTATCCTGTTCTGCCCGATTGATAAGGGGTCTGCATGCCACTCATCCCAACAATCATGCGATCATTGCCATAGACAGGAACTGCCGCAGATATATTGCCCATATACGTTCCAGGAGGCGCATCCATTGGACGCATCCCCATCACATTTACGTCCGTCTCACCTATCTTTGTCCGATATGCCGCCATTAAATTTTTAGCAAGGTTTTCTTTCTCTCCCTGCTTCATCTTTGACAAATCTAGGCCAAGCATTGAGCTATTCGTGCCAAGACCAAGCATCATGTTTTCTATTTGCTTGTCCTCTATGTTCATCCTGCCCGCCCCTTTTATCATCTCAAAAGGCGCACTGCTTGTATCTTCAATATTAGGCAATTCATTTAACATTTTCTTGGCTTCCCCGCCTTCGGCCATGCCTTCTGGTTGAACAGGGGACGGGGCCATCGGATCGAACCCACCCAACTGACCTTTAAGTTCGTTTCTTAAAAAGTCATTTTCGTATTTGTTGTATTCCGCCTCAGTGAGGAAGCGACGATTGTCCAACTGATTGCTTTTAATATAGTTTTCTAACTCAGGGGTTTTTTTAACATCTCGCAGTCCCGTTAAAGACAAATCACTAACGTCGGACCAATTTCCACTGTTTAAGAAGTCCTGTACAAAAGGTTGTGCTTCTCCTTTTATAGAGCTATTACTTGGGCCTTTAATTTGAGTTATGTTAGGAGGCAGTTCGCCTATTAGCTGGTCTGCTGCTTTTTGGAAACTGTCCATCGGACTAGGAACAGGGGCTCCCGACAATAGCCTGTTTTCTGCAAAAGCATTTGGGTTTTCAAAGTACAGTTTTTTCCCCAGATCATAAATTTCTTTTAACTTTTCTTTGGGAAGCGTATCGGAGCCAAATAGTTTTGTGTAAGCATCTTGCGGAAAATCCTGACGCAGTTCCGTAGGAAAATCATCTCCTGCACGTGCGCGAGTAATACCGTAATGGGTATAACCAAAAGGATGTTTTGCCTTAACTGCTTCAACTGTTGTGTATCGTTTTCCAAGATCGTCGGCCAACGAATAAACCTTTACGTCGCCACTCTTGATTGCTTCCCAACCTCCATACCCGTAGCCAAGACTTCCACTATTACCCGATTGAGGTGACCAGTCAGGGTGCCCCTTAGGAGGCTCGTATCCTCGGACTGAGTGTCCCATGGCATCAGACTCCGCGGCAAAGTAACCGGGCTTGTCCAACTGCATCCACCTGAATCCCTGTTCTGGGTATGCTTTATAAACAGGCACTCCCTTGAGCGCCTGAATACTGGCCTCTGCCATTTTCTTGGCCATATCCTGGTCATACTGGTACGTGAGCCGCACAGCATCTTCCATACTCAAGCCTCTGAGGCTGTCAGGGCTCAAGCGCCCCGTTGTCATGTTTTCTTGAAGTACATCAATAACATGGTCAAAGCCTAGCTGATTCGGTCCGCGGCCCATGTTCATGCCGCTTACCTTGGCCGTTGGGTTCTGCACTGCAAACTCCCCGCCAAATTCCTTAAGCACTTCACCTATATCGTTTGAGTAGCCAACCGGGACCATCTCGTGATATGGCCCAACGTTGATCGCGGCATCGGCCCTGTTCTCCCAGGCCTGTCCCCTGGTCGTCGTAGCCATAGGGCCTTGCTGCTCAACAGGCAAACCGGCAGCTATTCGATTTATGTTTGCAGTTACCTCTGCATTAACCATCGTGTCCGGGAAAGGCAGTATGCCTTCTTCCTCCGCTAACTTGCGTAGTGGGTCACTCGGTGTCGCCATCTTATTTTTAATGTAAGGCGTCATCTTCTTGTCAATCCACTGATTCAAAGCCTTTTGTTTTGGGTCAGGCGCGATACCTAGTTCCCCCGCTATCCTGGGATCAACTTCATGCGCCCCCTTTTTCAAAGGCCTGACAAAAGTCTCTACGCTTTTTTGCCCAGTCATCCAATTGCCGCCCTCGTCTTTTATGATGCTCGGAGAGGCAGCAGCCCCTTCCTGCGCGCCCCGCGCTGTTCTAGACGGCATAAGCTGGGCAGGGTCCGGCGCCCCCCTCTTTCCCATCGCCTTCATTCCCTTGACCAATCCGCCAAACTGGAAAGTCTTCGCCATCAACGGTCCAGGCTTCTCAAGCGTTGGCTGATCCAAGTTCACCGCATTAAACGTAGGGCGCGAAAGCCCCTTGCCAGACTTTGCCGCCGCCGCGGCCTTTAACTTGTACGCCCTCTCCAAAGCATCAAACTGAGACCGAGCAGTTGCAATCTTCACTAACTTCTCTTGCTCCGTGAGCGGCGCTCCAATCTCCGGAATGGCAGGCGTTAAATCCCCCAACTCCATGCCCATGCCCTTAGGACGAGAAGACTTGCCTCTGCTCTCGCCTTTAGTTGCTAATCTCTTTAACATTGATTTGGCCGTACTCATGTCCATCTCAGGAGCTTGAGGCTCCGTGGGCATAGTGGCATACGCAGTAGGACTCGCTTCTTCTTCCGCCAACAAATATTTGTTCATCGACTCAGTCGATGAATCAAGCGATGCCTCGCCACCTCGAGCAAATCCCTGTACTAAATATTCAGGAGGCTCAGACGACGAAAGACTATCAATATCAATTTCATCGTCAGGTAAATATTGTCCATCCATGCTCGGCCCTAACAAAAATTATGTCAACGCATTTTAGACCCTAATAATACTCGGGCACAAGGTCCTCCACCGACTCCTCGTCCTTCTCATCCGTGTGCAAAGAAATAAAATTACCCGCCCTAAAACGCATCAAAGCTTGCGTCGTCGAATCCACCATGTCATCATTGTCGCCATTCGGGAAAGCAGCACACTCCTCCACAAGCGCTTCCGCCCACTCACGGTCCGGGGCCCATACCATCCCAGCCTCCAATATCGGAGCCACAGAATGCGCACGACTCACCTTGTCCGTTCCAGACCTTCGCCCCCCTGGCGTGTACATCGTCACAGGAATCCCCACCTTGCGTAATTCCTGCTGCAACGTCACCCCCGTCGCCTTCGCCTCAATCAATACATTGTCCGGATTCCAACGAACATACTCGTCCTTGGCAATTCTCTTTAACTCCGGGAAATCCCACCTGCCCCGCTTGACATCCAACAAAATCAAATTAGGCCCCGAATCCTCAGACAAAGTAAACACGCCCCACGTCGTGATCACCGAGTAATCCGCCGTCTCCTTCTTGCTATACGCCGTGTCATACGACTGCATGATGTATTCCACAATCGGAGGCTCCTCCTTCTCCCATATCTGCCACCACTCACGCTTCAAAATAGCACCCTCATCATTGCTCGGTTGCTGTTGCCACTGCGCCTGCCACTTCTGCGGTGACAAAGAAGCCTTCACCGACAACAACTCCTCTATTCCCCAAAACCCAGGCCATAAGGGTTTTCCACTAGGCAGGATCGCAGGGAACTCAATCACCTCCCACTTATCCGCCTTATGACTGGCCTGCTGCTTAATTAAGCGCGCGCTTAAGTCTTTAGTCCCCCACCTTGTCATCACAACAACAATAGAACCACCCGGTTGCAATCGCTGACGCGGACCTGACGTATACCACTCCCACGCATTGTCCAAAGCAAGCTCCGACATCGCATCCTGCTCCGAGTGCGGATCATCAATGATCAAGAGGTCCGCGCCGCGGCCCGTCATCGCACCACCAACGCCCACAGCGAAATACTCGCCGCCCTTGTCCGTGTCCCAGCGGCCCGCGGCCTTAGAGTCCGCCTGCAATACAACCTTTGGGTAAATTTCCTTGTACTCGTCAGAGTCCATGAGGTTACGAACCTTACGGCCAAAACGTACAGCGAGTTCTCCCGTGTGTGTCGCTTGAATGATCTTGGTCCGCGGCTTATTGCCCATGATGAACGCAGGCAATAGATAAGACGCAAACTCAGATTTGGTGTGCCGCGGAGGCATATTGATGATCAAACGCTTGAGCTTTCCAGTCATGACCCGGTTGAATGCGTCCGCCATCTTAGCGTGGTGCTCGCCAATAATGGCTTCCGGCCAGACGTACTTTGTGAACAGCATGAAATCTTTTTGCGCGCTTTCCTGCGCCTCTAACCGGGCAAGACGGTATTCAAGCTTTAGGCGCTCTACTTCTAGGTCATCGTTTTGTGTGGCCATGCAGAATGTTTCACGTGAAACAAAATAGTTTTGAAATTTGCAAAAATTTTTACACAAAAACGGAAATAAAGCAAAGGGGGCCTATTTCCGGGGCCCGGGGGTCCAATTGTGTTTAGAGCCCCACAAACTGTGTGAAATCGGGCTAAAGCATCCGAAGGACGCCCATGGGGCCAAAATTCGGGGGCCGGGGTTAGCGAGTGCTCACTATTGGCCAAACGGCCGCCGGGACTCTACCGGGCCACCAGGGCGCGGCCCGCGGCCCGCGGACCAGGCGCCGCACGCCTAAAACGTTAACCAGGCGCCGCGGTCACCAGGCACGGCCACCGGATCACAGACACCGGCCACCAGGCGCGCGCGTGTAATGACAAACCAGGCAACGCGGCCCGCGGCCACCGGTCCGGTCCGGCCTGGCCACCAGGGACCAGGGACCGGCCACCAGGGACCAGGGCCACCGGTCCGGCCTGGCCACCAGGCGCGGCCAAATAACTGCACACCAGGCGCGCCGGTTTTTGTACTACACAAACCAGGCGCCGCGGACCACGGCCCGCGCAAACCCGCGCCAGGCCTAGATTTTCGACGTGCTCCAGCTGCTGCCGGCGCTGCCTAAAAACGCTGCCGAAAACGCTGCCGGTTTTCCGATACGGCGGCCGGTTTTTAAGGCCTTAGGGACCGCGGACCACGGGCCAGGCACGGGCGGCCGGGCCGGGCCGAAAACGGGCCCGTGCGATGGATAAGCGGCCAGGCCAGGCGGGACCGGGCCGGGCCTGGTTTCGATACGACGGGGTTTTTAAATAAGGCGCAAACGATATACGCAAAAGTAATAAAAAAAACCCGGCGCGGCGGCCGGGTTTGTAGTGGCCAGGGCGGCCAGGGTTTTACACGTGCACGAGCTCTAACATGTCACCGGCCAGGGTTTCGAGCTCGACGCGTTCGGACGTCCACGGGATCGAGCGCGCGTAAGCAGTGGCACCGGTCACGGCGTCCCAAATAGTTTCGATAGGGCGGCCCTCATCCATAACGTGCGCGTGTTCGATGCGTTGCGCAACACGTGGACCAAACCGGCCGGCCAGAAACTTATCCACTTTATCGATTTTCGACGCCTGAGCGCCGCGCAACACTTGATTAATATTCCCGGCGGCCGCGTTACTGTAGGCGAGGAGGGCCGGGGCCACTTCGTCAATAAAACGGTCCGGCGCGCTCGCCGTGTGGCGGATCGCGATATCTTCTAACTCATGCGCCCCCCAAACAATCCGGTTCGCGCAAACATAGTCAAACAAAAACGTTTTAACGCGTAACGTTCCGGCGCCGGTCTCAGAGTTACTTACAAAAAACCCGCGGGCTAGTTCGCCGGTTTTACCGTCGCGGCGGCCTGGTAGTTCAATTCGATTATTCTCGTCGGCCAAAAATACAAACATGTCCCGGTCCCCGGCGTACAACGTGGTGTTTTTAATGTCCACTTGATCCAATGGGCGGCCCCAAGTGCCCGGGACTTTAAAATCACCGGTTACGCCGTCCCCAAAGCGATCGATTAACTCGCGGACAACATCATCATTCCAAATGCGGCCATAACGCGGACCGGTCACGGCGCGAAGCTGAGGGGTTCCCTGGTTCGACAATAAAACGCCGATATCTTGCGCGCTCCGGTCCACTTGAAAACCATAATTAAGACAATCCGCGGCCAGGGGAGCGGGTAAGGCGCGGAGATAGCCGGCGGGCGCGCCGGTCAACGTCGCGGCCTGGCCAAAGGACCAGTGAGTAGGCGCGTACCCGTGGCCGTTCGGGCCTTCGATAACCAGGCCCTGGTTATCGTCGAGCGGGACCGCGCGAAGCTTGCGCGAGGAAACCACGGCGGCGCGAGAAATCGCGCGTTGTGTCTCTAACATAGCAAGCATGCCCGGGAGGGAAGTAAAACGTTCTTCGGCGGGACGTGTGGCCCATTGTTTCGAAGCTTGGTTTAATGTAGTCATGTGATCACTTTCTAAGTTTCTACCGGTGACCTACCGGCGGCGGTGCCGGGCTCGCGGCCCGACAGTTCGGATTTTACCCGGTAACTTTAAAATAATAGAATTATTTTTGACGTTATTAGGGAAAGTCCTAATATACGCCCGGGCCACCAGGGCGGCCAGGGCCAGGGCGGGATTAAATAGCACGGCCAAAGTCCCCCGCGATATGGTGGCGAAGTAGCGAACCAGGCGGGAGCGAACGCGCGAACGCGGCCACGGCGGCCGCATCATCAGGCGCGCCGGTTTTCCTAGTGGCATGCCAGGCGATCGCGGCGTGGCCCTGGCCGGCGTAGCATCCACCGGGATCATTGGCACCGGCGGCTACTTTTTTAGATTGTGATCCATGCGCAACAAATACAACGACATAATCGCGGTCACCACGTGCACACAACGGGCGGCCATTACCGCATGAGGCACAAGTAAACCCCGAATTTTCGGAGCTCAATTGTTCCGGGCACTGCACAAATTGCACACCGTCGAACGTGTACGGCCACACGGTCCCGGCCGGAGCGGCCACGGTGGCCGGGTGACCGGCGCGAACGGCGGCCACGGCCTGAGGGATTGTGTCCGCACTGTAATTAATCGTTGTTTTACCGGGCGCGGGTTTCGGTAGGTTTTCAAAGTGAAAATGCGAATAGGTCCAGGCCTGGCCGTTGCGCGGGACCGCGTTATAAACGGCGGCCAAATAATCCCGGTCCACCAGGGCGGCGCCGTGCTCACTATTTGGGTTTAATGCGCACGTTGTCGGACATGTTCCGAACGTGTGATGTTTTCCGGCCCGGTACGTTGTAGCTATAGGCCCGGTTTTTTTGTTGCTGCTTTTTGCGATTGTCTTAAGCATAATTTTTTCTTTCTACTTTCTAGTTCCAGGGCCACCATGGCCCGGGTGTTTGTAATATTGCACACAAACAAATAAATTGCAAGCCCCTAATGAAAAAAAAAAACCCGGCACGCGGCCGGGTGAGTAAAAGATTATTTTTTTATGGGAGCGTTTTCTCGAGATGATTCTCCCGCGCCAGGGCCCTATGCTTTTCGAAAATTTCCGCGAACGCGCCAAGTATCCGCGCCTGGTTTCCTAAGTCGGCGCGAAAATAAGCTTGTGCCAGGGCGGCCGCGAAACCCCCGCCGGTTTTCTGCATTTGTTCGGCCGCGCGTAAATTCCACAATGCTAAGTCTTCGATTGAATCATTCGACATATTAGGCCCCTTCCGTTTCGGACAATTCAGCTTGTGCCACTTCGGCGCACACGTACCAGGCACGCGGAGAAATTAAGGCGCGGGGATTATCCTCAGGGATTCCCTCGCTGACTATTTCCTCAGCGTAACGGCGTATTGCCTCCAGTATAAAAGCTTGCATGAGCGGGCCGGCCGGGCTCCTGGTCATCAAATGTTGAATTTTTAAAGTGTTTGATCTGGTTAAAAATAATTTCATTTTTTCTGCTCCAAGATTTCTATTTCAAGTTGTTCTAAAAATAAAAGTACATCATCGATACATTCGCCAATCGTGATGTCTTTTCTGTCAGCGGCGGCGGGTAACTGTTTAACAGAATCCGGCACCGTTTTTTTAATATCCCACATGTCAATGAGGGCGCATTGTGTTTCGTTAATTTTCATGATTAAGAAAGTGAAACAGAAAAATTGTTGTTGTCGAAAAATTCTTTAATGTCATCTTCTAGGTCAAGTTCGTCCTTAACTTTGCTTGCCAGGTTGTCGATGTCCAAATCTTCCGTAACTTTTTCGGCCAGGTCTCCCATGTCTAGGTTGTCAATAACCCTGGCGGCCATGGCGTCCACATCAATAATGTCCTCGTCATTTGTGTATTGCAAGATGTCGAGCACTCTTGATTTCAAACCATCATCCAACACGTCATTAACCAGTTCTTTCATTTTGTAGTCATTGGTAAACGTAGAAAGCTTGTTATCGGCCTCTATCGTTTTAAACAAAATCTCTGCAAAACGTTCAGTAGCTAATCGTTCGCTAGAGTCCTGGCCAAAGGTGTTCAAGATCGCCACCACCTGGTCGCGAAGTCGCGAACCCTCTTTGGTTGTAGTCGCGCTCAAGTCAACGTTTTGGTGTTTCCACTCTTCCACGTTCTTGCTAACTGCCTCCAAAACAATAGGGGTAAGCTGCTTAACCAGGTCTTGGACCAGGGCGTTCAATATTGGGTTTAAATTTTCCATCTTTCTTCTTTCTAGGTTGGTGGCCACGTGGAAATCACATGACCTGATTGAAATATAACACGTATCGAAAAAACTTGTCAACTACTATTTTTTGTTCACTACATTGTTGAAAAAAGCCATCATGGCCAACTTGAAAATATCTCTCAGCTTGAACGGCCCAGGTGGTGGCCTGGGAGGCCCTTCAACTTTTCTGTAGCGCTCCGGCAGTTTCGATTTATTCACTCTGCTCCCCCAGGATATCTTCTTGATGCAAAACAATCCAGGAGCTATACGATCCTTCGTCTTCGTCTTCCCCGTTCTCGTCCTTATAAATTGCATGTGCGCGAATGGTGTAAACAAGCGATCCATCCATAAGCTCCTCTCCACAAAATTCCACGTCCCAGGTGTCGGTGTAAAACTCTTTTTCGTCAAAACCCTTTAGGTCTATGACTATCCAGTGCCACTCGCTTCCCTCTTCTACAAGGAGGCTTTCCCTAGACTTCCTGGGATAACCCGCTTGCTTGATTTTTTCTAACAATGCTTGCTTTACGGGTTCTATGTCCCAATCAAAAAATGCACTCATGTCTATGTCCTTTCAAGAGTAGGTGTTTAAGGCAACTTGCTCATGCCACAACCGGAGCGATTCATTTAGGTGGCTAATGGCCTCTTCTTCAGATTCAAAAAGTACATGGTCCCCGTTCTCGTCGATCCACTCGTCTCCTTGTTTCAAGCACAAAATAAAATGATCATCTCCCAACTCCTGAACTTCCCAGTCATCAGGTTCGGTGTATCCCCATCCAAAATAAATCTCCCGCACAATCTTTTTTCCCTCCTGTTCGGACACTCCGATAAGGCGGCCTATTTCATTGGGGTGGTAGTCTTCAAGCAGTTTTTCAACTTTTTCTTGCTGTCCGCCTAAATCCAAAACACCCGATGATTCGATTGCATTCCTCAACTTCTTTATAGTGGTGTCTCCATTTACCAGTTCTATCAGTATTCGGGACAACTCATTAACTCTGTCTGTATCTGAAAAGTTTTCGGAATTCATCCAGGGATGCGCTCCCATCCAATAGTGGAACTGCTGAGTGGTCACATTAGTCATGCTACTTCCTCCTTCTTGATCATGATGACTACCTCAGGCTCCTCGCCCCAAACACCGTTGCCTTTTGCCTGTTCGTAGTGAGCCCGGCGCAATGCCTGGTCCTTTGCGGAAAACTCGTTGGAGGCCTCAACTTCTACCCACACGTAGTACGACATGCGTACCTCTGCTGAATATTTATTCATTTAGATTCCTCCTCTGTCTCAAACGCCATGTTCATTGCCCAAAAGCACTCTTGCAACTCACGTGCAGTAGTCGTGTTGACATCAAAGCACTCACTGAAGTCACTGACAAAACTACGCAATGCCACTTGCGTAGCCCGCACGGCCTTTTGCTGTTCCTCTGTCAACTTGTCAAAGGTGGCCTTGTTTGCGGCCAGGCGATTCTTGCGAATCAACTCAAACTTGTCTAATTTACCCATATCTTTCTCTCTTTCTAAAGTTCTATGATTTCCGGACAATCATTTGCCCGGAAGTGAAGTATACATGTTTTTTCGATACGTCGATAGGGGGTTTCCCTAAAGTCCTAAAAGTCGCAGTCTCAACATGTGCCAGGCCGGTCCAGTCAACCTCCAACTGTCCAGGGGGTTCGCGTCAATCCCCAGGTTGTGCACTTGCTCTACTTGCTTTCCTTCGTACAACAAAAGCTCAGACTTGGCCCCAACCGTCTCCCCTGGGGGAAAGTACTGAACCAGGATAAAGGTGGGGACCTTCATCTCTGCATGGACAACATGAAAGGCCACTTGATGCGGACTCAGCGCTACTTTGCGGCCGCGCTTGACCACTTTGAGTTCCACCATTACAAACTTGCCTGGGAAAGCAATCAAACAATCTGGAATCCCCAACCCAACCCGGGACTCAATCCGGGTTATGCGGCAATTCAGTAAGTTCTCCTTCATCCTCTTGTAGAGTGCGCTCTCTGGCTTGACGGGCATGGCGGGCTTCCTTTAAAACTGCTTTCTGATCAAACTTGGGGTCGCGCTCGACACTCGCGGCGACTTCGGTGGCCTGGACTTCCAAGATCGCGGTAGGTGGCGGGCCACCATAAAGCTTCTTGATTTCCTCCAGTTTGCGCATAACCTCTTCCTTGCTCATGGAATCGATCGTTCCGTGCCTTATTTCCTTGCGATCTATGTAGATGGTGCCCAAAGCCTGTCCACGCCTGTATTCGGCCTGTACAGCAGCCCCATAGGCACCGGCAGATAGGGCGGCATCCCTGATGGTCTGCATGTCCTTCATGTGCCTCTCGTAGGTCGTTCCGTACTTCAGGGCCAACTCCGTCCGGTATTCCTGGATCGCGGCCACCACATTGGGGTGGCTATCCGGATTAGTCAGGGTATACCCCATGGCACGGGCATTTGCATCAGAATACCCGGCTCGTTTAGCCGCTTCGGTCGGGCTGACCGCTCCGGCACCAGACACAAGCTCCTGGACAAAGGCCCATTCCTTGGGGGTCAGGGGCTTTTTCTGCTGACTTAGGGGTTTCACGGGCTTCGATAGCCGCTGAACGAGCTTCTTTTGGGCCACAGGCACCTTGTTATAAACGTCTTTTTTGGTCATTTATCCTCCTTTTTAGAACTTTTAATTTATCCAAACAACAATTTCGTATACTTTTAGCGTTTCAATATAGGTTTTTACCCAAGAGTAAGTTTTTTTTTTTTCAAAAAAAAAGTTGCGCGCGCATTTTATATAAAATTACTCCTATATCCATCCTGTAATGTACTGTGTTCACTTAACTTGTTGATTTCATTACCTTATTACACCATTACGTCTATTACGTCTAAAATAAAAAAAATAAATTATTTTTTTATTTTGGTCAAAAAGTCTATACAGTCGCGAAAAACCCCGGTCCGCGGTACTTTATCCGTACAACGTCCACCTTTACACATACTTTTCCATTAGTCCACTTTGTATCACTGTAATTTCCCCAGGCGTTTTTCCCGTTCTTCTGGGTTTTTCATGAGTTGGAGTGTTTCGATTACCTGGTCCACGTTGACCAATTCGCCGAATATGAGCTCGTCGATCTCTGTATCTTGTTTGTCTGGCCAACCCAGGATGGGGCCAAAGAGCACGATCTCTTGGCCGTTGATCCTAAGGGAGTAGGCTTGAACAAGCTGACCGTTCTTGATGAGCATGTCCAGGGTTATCCCTAGTTCCTGGTCCGTGGGCCGCGGTTTTTGTTTAATCATTTTCGGACCTTCTACTGGCTTTGAGGTGTTTAATCTCTGTGACCAGGTTTTCCAACTGGATGTTGAGGATTTCGATTTGGCGGCGCAATTCTTGGACGTATTCTTTGAGGAAGAGGTCTTCGATGGTGATGGGGGGTTCTGGGGTGGTGAAGATGGCGGGTTTCATTGGTTTAGTCCTCGCTACTTAGCATGAAGATGGATACGGCGACTACGACGACGACTACGCCCCCGAGGCACATGAGTAGGGCTGCCCAGGCGATGGTTTCAAGCATTGGTGTTCTCCTTGTCTAGTTCACGTTTCATGTAGGTGATGAGCGCTTCTACCACTCTCAGGAGGTATGGTAGGAGGGCGCCCAGGACGAATATTAGTACTTCATGCATGGTGTTTCTCCAGTTCTAGCAATTTTTCTTCGAGGCGGCGGATGCGTTGGCGGTTGTACTCGACTACGCTTGTGGCGTATTCGAGGGATTTTTCCGCTTGCATTTTGGATAGGGTTGCTTCGCGCATTTCGAGGTCAATGATTTCTTTTAGTGTGCGCGGTCGCAACATATCTTTGATAAAAGTCACTACCATTTCTCGTTTAGTCATGTATTTTTGCTCCTTAATTTATCTTCTATGTCTTGTACAAACTCTTCGACGTAGGCGCCATAAATAATGCGCCATTCATAGCACAGTTGTTCTAGCTCTTCCTTTGTCAGCCCAACCCAGGGTTTTACATAGGCTTGAATGTCATCGTCATCTTCAATCATGCCTGTCCCCTTTTTCTAATCCACTCAGCAATGCTTTGTGATGGGTGAGGCCAACCCACCGCCCACTCGTCTGCAATCTTTGCACAGGCTTCTCTCTCTTCTTTTACTGCTTCATCGATCATGCGCTTGACCAGTTCATGCTCAAAGGTTGCTTTCATGCTTCTTGCTCCTCTGGAGTCACTTTATATTTTTTGCCGTCATACTTAATCTCAAAGGACTTTTCGTTTGCAACTGAATGCGCCAGCGAACAGAGATAACGATGCAAGTTCTTCATCTCAGCGTTCATGGTTATGATTTGATCCAAGTCGCAAGTGGTGTACTTGCCTTGGGGGTTCAGGTGGTTTTGGGTGCGGATGCTGAAGTACGAGGAATAATGTTTGGCCAACTCAATAGCAGTACCAAAGTCATTCACCCTTACGGCGTTTATGTATTCGTCAAAAGGTTTTGCCTTGGTTCTAGCCATTGTTCTTATCCTTTACCCATAAACAATCAAAACAAATCTTCATCATCCAACGCACAAACCAATTTGGTTCTTGGCCTTTGTTGGGACGCCAAACAATGCCCGTCAAGTTTGGCCTGTTGCCCCACAAATAACACACCCATTCAGATTGTTCTGGCGTTGTGACAAAGGTGTAACTTTTAGTAGGTCTATATACCCACTTGTCAGGGTCTGTTGGATGGTCTTCAAGAGCCATTGTTCTTCTCCTTGAGTTGTGACTGCGCCCACTCCACACCATCGCGCCATGCGCCAGCAGTCTGCAAAGCATAGTTAGTACGCACAAGACCTTGGTCAATCTCCTCATCCGTCAGCCCAACCCATGTGCGTTGTTTAAGACGTTCAATCTCTGCCCGTAACTCAGCATTGATTTTGTGTTCCTCAATACCTTTGCGGATTAAATCGCTTGTGACTTGTGTTTCACGATGCTCCCAATCGCTGTACAGCATATTGGTTCTGGCAAGGAATTCAATCTTTTCGTTGAGGCGTTTAATTTCAGCATCCTTGTCGTAATTTTCACAACAAGTATCGACCATTCCATTGGGGCAAGTGGTTCTGTTCATGTGTTCTTCTCCAACTCAGCCACCCTGGCAGACAAGACACGCACCAACTCAGTTAGCACAGTGACCTCTGCCATAAGCTGCTCCCTAGTCGGGTGCTTAATTCCGCGGATAGATTCCTGTTTAGCCTTGCTCTCGCGCTCCACGCGGTTGAACTCTTCCCGCTCTTCAGGTGTTTCAATGATCATGCTTGCCTCGCCTTCATTTTTGCGTCTATACACCCTTTGCACACATACCTGTGCATACCAGTATTGAACGATAAATCACATCCCTTCTCAGGCCGGGAATCCTTCTGGCATTTCCAACATATCTTCGTCCTGTTAGATAACCATTTGTTCGCTTCCCACGTAGTTTCGGCAATCATTTGGTTCTGCGCCATCGTGTTGCGCATAGTTCCACCCCCATCCCTATGCGTTGGGTGCTTACTCATCTTCGTCCTCCTCACACATATCGCAACCGGGGTGGTCGGGGTCTCTGCAATTGGGATGCGCCCAAAGGTGGCTTCTGTATTGCCGCTCAAACCTATCCTGTGCTTTGAGCTCTTCAACATCGTATTCGTCAATATTAATCATCGGGCGTTACCTTCCAGGCGATCCGCGATCAACGTAGCGTAGCCGGCAATGTCCACCCAGTGGTCTACCACGTCGGGGTCTCCGTTGATGATGCGCCCCATCTTGTGCACGATCATCTCCAACGCCTCCCACTGGTCATCAGCAAAGGTTTTGTCGTGCTTGGAGGCGTGAGCGGCCATGGTGCGCTTGATTGCTTGCATCAAGGCTGCACCATCCTTGAACTTGCCGTACATCTCTGCACGTGCGTCCAAAGTTGCGTTTACATCAGAAACGGGGCCTGAAAAATAATGGGCAGCCCGCTTTGCTTTTTGCTCGGGTGTTTGCTTGGCCTTTCTCATTGCAAAATCCGCTTTTAGCAATGCTTCGTGCTCCAAAGAGGGGCCAGGAGTGCCATCGTCTTCAGGGGCGAGCGTAGTGCTGTTCGCACTGGTCTTGAGCTTGTAGACGTTGGACATGCTCATCTTGAATTTAGCCGCGACTTTTGAAGCGTTGGCCGTGGGGTTTGCTACGAAATAATCGAAGACTTTTTTGCCTTTGGGGGATAGGGATTGGCTCATAGTGAATACTCCTTTGGTGGTTGATATTTTTTTGCAAGTGCTTTGTTTTCTCTGGCAGTTTTTAGGCGCACTGCTCTTTCTGTTTTTATCTGTTCTTGGGGGACTACGACTTCTTCGGTTGTGAACCTATGCCCATTGCCGCACTCTCTTCTGCGCCTGTAGCGCATAACAGTATGGCTTGTCTCGCTGACCGTGGTCCAGGCTCCGCATTCTGGGCAGTTCATTCTTGGCTCCCTGTCTCAACCCAGGTGCCGGGAGGGACTGAGGACGCTTGCTCTTCTTGCATACTGGCGTCTATTGCAGTTTCTTCGCGGACTTTCATCATTGCATCAGCAATCTTGTACGCACTCTTAGCAATGGCTTCGGCGTTGTTGTCTGCGTTTTGTAGATCGCATATTTGTCCTTTGGCATCGGGGTCGCAACCCATGAAGCGGACATAGCCACTGGCGATGCCGGAGGCAAAATAATCTCTTAATAACATGCCCTTACCGTCTCTCATATGAGGGTTAGGAAAAGCACGTAATAGTGGCTTGAACTTCACATCATTCTCCTTTCATCTTTCTTAAATACTGTGCGGATGATACACCAGATTCTTTTGTTGTGTCTATCGTATCGAAATGTCTCGCCGCCTCTTCGAGAGCGGCTTCCCAGGCGTGTTGCCACACGACAGAAGACCATCCGTGATCGTCTGCGAAAGACCGTGGGCCGATGAACTCGTCAAATCGTACTTGAGACATTTTCATGGTTGTTCCTCCTCATCGGCTTCATCAACCAGTTTTTTCTCTTTCTCTGCTTGCTTCTTCAATGCCACGATGGAGTCGATGCGACTGGGGTGCAGTCTTGCTTGTAGCAGTATGTATCGATCGTGCAGGTCGGTGTAGGCGAGGTCTTTCTCGGCCCATCGGATTTTCCAGACCTGTAGGTTTTCTATAAGTTCGGCGGCTTCGGTAAGCAGGTTGCACAGGTCCTTGTCGCGTGTCATTTGGGCGGCGTGTGTAAGTCGGTGGACGATCATATTTAATTCTCCTTTGCGGTTGCGATTTCGTCTTCTAAGTTTGCGATCTCTTCTGGGGTGAAGACGCGTGTGATGTTGATTCGTCCTCGTCCGTTTTTACTCTTTGTTGAAGCGGCGTCAAGATAGATGGAGGTGATATCTACTTGTTCCGGTAGCCATGAGCCGTTGACCTCGAGTGGAGGCAAGACGTCAAAGATAATATTTACGGACAACTGGACGTTTGACTTGTACATGTTGGGCAGCTTTCTTTGATTTCTTGAGTTTTCTTATTGGTTTGGGGGGAGGAGCGGCGGGGAGCATGCCGTTTGCTT